GGGAGTACCTTTTCATACCCGGTTGAGTATGGATGCCCGTACAGTGTTGCAGCCTTGACCGTTGTCCCTACAATCAGGGCATGAACACCGAGCACGACACACCCAGCAGCGCACCAGGACGCACCACAAGCACGAGCAGCGAGAGCACGCACAGCGCGCCACAGCCGGACGACCTAGAGCGCGCCACGAGCAGCGCCAACGCACCCGACAACAGCACGACCACACCAGGCACGACCACACCAGGCACGACCACACCAGGCACGACCAGCGCCAGCGCGCCGACGCGCGAAAGCCTGGCCACCATCAAGCCGACGCCGGACCAGATCCGCGCAGCGCGAACGCTGGCGAATCAGTCGCAGGACGAAGCCGCGCAGCTGGTCCACGTCACCGGCCGCGCCTGGCGCCGGTGGGAAAGTGGCGAGCGAGAAATAAGCGGTGCAGGCTGGGAGCTGTACCTGATCAAGGCGTTAGGGGTTTACCCCTACAAAATAAACACTTGACACATTGACCAATGGCCCTATAATTTGATTCACCGGACGCAAATGCAACGGCCCGCACCTCGGGGAACTAGGGGTAGGAGATCAAGATGTCACGTTTTTATGCAGTCACTTGGCAAGATGGGAACTTTGAAAGGTCGGCCTCTGTGCTTGCTTTTGATAGCACGGCGGCGCGCTCCGCTTACCCCGCCCAATGCTCACAGAGAGTCGAGTCAATCGACTCAAAACAAAAGGCAAAGCTATTAAGAGACGGGCGCCTGATCCGCCTGGCTCTTTGGGACAAGAGCCGGCCAACTGTTTTCAGGTTTGCCCAGTGATTCCACCGTGAAGCCCGGCGCGCCGGGCTTTGCAGTGCAATCCCGCACTACCCACCAGGCGCAGCGCCTGGGAACTTCAGGAGTTATCACCATGCGCCAATATGACCGTTACCTGTCAATCGTGGAATGGGCGCGCAGGCGCTACACCAAAAACGGCGTGCTGGTGATGGACCACGGAGGCATCAAGTCGGCCTATTCCCGCATTGAATGCGCAGCCTTTGAAAAATATATGCGGTGCACACGAGACGAGGAAGGATGCCTTGTCTTCCCGTGATTCCACCCCGAAGCCCGGCGCGCCGGGCTTTAGAGTGCAATCCCGCACCACCCACCAGGCGCAACGCCTGGACGCTTTAGGAGCTGACACCATGACACGCAACACCACCCCAAGCAATCGCGCCACCATTTGCGCGGCCGACGTAATCCGCGCGCTGCAGGATGCGGCCGCGACCGCCTACCCGACCCGCGACGACATGGCAGACAGCGCGCCCAACTTTGACCAGCAGGCGCGCGCGCTGGTGTATCTGTGCAGCGAAACCGCAGACCGCGTGCCGCAAGAGCATTGGGAAAGCCAAGAATTCACAGTTGAAGGCCTGACGGAACAACACACATACGGCATTCAACCCGGCGACCACGACATCCGCGCGCGCATGCAAGCCACCCAGCACGCCATGCAATCCGCGCGCGATGCAGCGGCCGCCGAGCTGCGCGCCCATTGCCCCGACAGCTTTATCCGCATCCGCACGGGTGAGCGATCGACCATAAAGATCCTCAACACACGCGAGCGAATTTCCGAAATGGTCGCCACCGTGCGCCGCTCGCCTGGCTTATTTGGTGGTGGCAAGGTTGACAAGGTTGCACCCGCGCGCAAGGCCACCACATGGAAAGCGCGCAGCGTTTCCATGGTCTGGGAACTTATTCAGGATGGCGACTACTCCGCAGCGCTGGCCATGGCCGACACGCTGGGCGCGATGTTCTATGAATTCAACGGCCACGCCGGCCTGACCTGGGCGCCTATGCCTGTTGACGGCATGCCCGAGGGTTTCGTGAGCGCGCGGCGCTGGGATGGCGCCTATACGGTATTTCATACCGCCAGCATGCTGGCCATGAATGGCAACACCAAAGCCACCAGCCGGAACAAAGCCGAGCAGGTTGCGCGCGACCTTTGGAACAACAAGCCGGCGCACATTCAAGCGGCCGCTATTGCGGCGTCTATCAACTGCCCGCACGACCAGGCGGCCGCGCGCGCAACATGGATTGCCCAACTAGGCATTCAACCTGACCCGGAAACCCTGCAGAGCACCGAGCACGACACGACCGAAGACACCACAAGCACCGAAGCCGCGCGCCAAGTGTCCGAGCTGATCGCCAGCGCCACCACGGCGGCAGTGATCGAACAAGCCAGCGAAGCCACCGAACCCGACCAAGCGCCCGAGCTGGCCACCGTGGACGCCTGCAGCGAATCCGAAGCCAGCGCCACCACCTGCGACGCCAGCAGCGCCAGCAGCACCCCCAGCGCGCCCCAGCACGGCCGCGCCAGCAGCCGACCGCACCAGGCGCCACCCAAGCCCACGCATGACGCCCACGGCCAGCGAATCGGCCAGCGCGTGGCCGGAAATTCTGGCCACTGGTGCGCGGTGATGTTCACCGACCCCGACGGCCGCCCGTCGTTTGAATTCGAGGGCCCGGACGGATCGCGCGATGTCTGGAGCTTTGCCACCGGCCGCGAACGCATGGCCGCCCTGCAAGCCATGGCGCGCCAAGCCGACCAGGCCGCGCAAGACACCGACGACCAGGACGACCAGCAGACCGAACGCGAGCACCGATTGAATGCCTTCGACGCCATGAACGCCACGGCCGCCGACGTGCAGGCCATGGGCGCCGAACACGTGGCCCAGCTGCTGGACGACCTGGAAGACATCAACTATCACACCGAAGGCCTGATCCTGCAGGCCCTGGCCGCCGGCCGCGAAGACCTGGCCGCCCGTGCCCGCGCGAACCTGCGCGAACACCTGGCCGCCGGCTACCTGACGGATGCGCTGCGCGAAGATCGACAAGCCATCAGCGATGCCTTGCGCCAGAGCACAAAGCAGCGCGCATACAAAGGACTGTTCGCATTGGTTACAAAGCGCCAAGCCCGCGAACTTTGGAATTCGGGCGAACCAATCGGGCTGCTTACCTACAAGAGAAACGCTCCATTTGAATGCGACACAATGAATGCCGAATACAAAGCATTTTCCAGCTTTGATGAAAAAGTCACCGACGCTGAATCACAGCTTCGATCTGGGGAAAGAATTTATTTCTACGCGCCCGCCGAACACACGGGGTATGCACCGCCCACACCGGATGCCCACCAACAAACCGCCCCGGTTCCCAATCTCGCCGACAAAGTGCCCCGAGCTGTAGGCGCAGATTCTGGCCCGGCATCCAACCCGCCCGGCGCCACGGCACCCAGCGCGCCAGCGCCCAGCGCGCCAGCGCCCAGCGCGCCAGCGCCCAGCGCGCCAGCGCCGGACACCGAAGCCAGCGCCGACGAACCCGAACCCGAATTCACCCGCACCGCGCCGCAACCCTTCGACATGCTGGCCATGATCGCGGCCGGGCTGGCGCCGGCTGATCTTGTCGGCCTGGGCATCGTCTACAGCGGCGACCGTGCAAACCCCAGCGGCCGCGGCGCCATCACCGACGTGCAGCCCTGCAGCTGGTACAAATACACGATCACGGTGACGCTTGAGGACGGCCGCCAATCGCGCCTGAACCCCGTCAGCTTCACCGACCACCTGGGCAACCGCTACCGCACCGACTTCAAGCGCCACGGCGCCCCGTACCTGGCCGAACTGGCCGCCGCGCGCCTGGCCGTTGAAGCGGCCGACAAAGCCGCCAAACAAGCCGCAGCCGACGACAAGGCCCGCCAGCGCCGCGAACTGCCCCAGCAATGGCCGCAGCTCAAGGCCTACGACCCGGCCGGCAAGCTCAACGGCCCCACCCTGGCCGCCCACAATATCCGCGTGTTGCTGAAAGAGCAGTTCCCGAAGATCAAATTCAGCGTGAAATCCGACCGCTTCGCCGGTGGAGACTCCATTGATATTCGCTGGACAGACGGCCCGAACACCAAGGCCGTTGAGAAAATAGCCGACCGATTCGAGGCCGGCCATTTCAACGGTCAAGAGGACATTTACGAATATGCCCACAGCGTATTCCGCGACCTGTTCGGCGATGCCAAATACATCCATTGCCACCGCGACGAATCCGATGCCCTGATCGGCCAGGCCATCGAGGCCGAATACCCAAACGCCGAAGGCCGGCCTACCGTGGATGACTACCGCAAGGCTCAGGGCGTGTTTTCCTACCAGCACCGCGACGAATGGCACGCCCGCCGCATCCGCGAGCGCCTGGAAACGATGGGCGCCGGCCTGCCATCGTGATTCGATGAGATTTTCAAACCCGATTTGATGAGTTTTTTTCAGGAGAAACACCATGAACAAAATCAACATCACCAAAAGCCGAAGCGGGCATTACACACTAACCGTTCGGAACCAAAGCGGAGAGCGGATTTTCATCCGCGGGAAGCTCCAACTTTTTCAGGCGCGCCAGCTTGCGCAGCAACTCAAAACCCAAGACACCACAGCGCACACACAATGAAAAACCCCTACCCGGATTCCCTCACCGGCGCCGAACTCCAAACCCTGCGCGAGGCGTGCAACCTCACACGCGAGGAGCTTGGCGACCTGGCCGGCGTAGCCGCGCGCACCGTCAAACACTGGGAGCACGGCCGCGCTGGCGTACCCGCCGACGTGGCCGCGCTGGTGCAGCGCCTGGACGCCACCATCCAGCAGGCCGCCGACCAGGGCGCGCACGCCATGGCGCAAGCCATCACCCGGCAAGGCACCGCGCCTGATGACGTGGTGCTGATCCGCTACCGCGACGCCGACGACCTGGCGCGCTACCGGCCCGACATGGCCGGGCAGCCGGCCGGCGTGCATGGCGCCATCGTGCAGCGCGTGGCGCAGGAAATGCGCTTGCGTGGCCAGCTGGTGCGCGTGGTCTGGATGCTGCCCGACGCCTACGAGGCCTGGCGCACCGCCCATGGCCTGGCAGAGCTTGAAAGCACCCGCGCCACCTGGGCCGCCGACCAGATCCCGCACCAGGCGCGCGCCCACCGGGCCGACCAGCCACCAGAAGGCGCCGCGTGACCCGATGCCGCGCCCGCGCATACCCCGGCACCAGGGCCCGCCGGCCGGCGTGGTATGGTGGGCGCGTGCTGCATGGCCACCGACAAAACCGCCCGGTTCCCAAGCCCGCCGACAAAAGGCCCCGAGCTGTCGGCGGGCGGCCTGGGGTATGACCAAATGCGCCCGGTTCCCGGTGGACAGATGGCCCCGGTTCCCAACGTCGCCGACAAAGTGCCCCGAGCAGTCGGCGCGGCGAACCGGCTCACCGACAAAGGGCTGCCGGTTCTAGCCCTGCGCCACGGCCTGCGCGTCCAGCTCTCGCAGCGCGGCCAGCACCTGGGCCTTGGTCGGGCGGCCGGGCTGGCGCTGGATCACGGCCAGCATCGCCTCCTGCGCCGGCTTGAAAGGCCGGGCCGACTTCACCAGCCGCGCGCAGCACGTCACGCAGTGCAGGTTGTAGCGCCCGCACCGCCCCACCGCGCGGGCGCGTTCGCACCACGGGCACGGCCCGGGCGTCATGCCGGCGATGCCACGCGCGGCAGCGACAGCAGCTGCTGGCCATAGCCGTTGTTGCGCACCCTCAGCGCGCCCAGCGCCAGCATGTCGCGCACCGCGGCGTCCAGCGCCTGGCGGTCGCCACCCATCACGGTGCGCAGCTCGCCCAGCGTCAGATCGCCCAGCGCCAGCAGCTTGGCCACGGCGTCGGCGCGGGTCACGCCGCCACCCCCATGGCCTGCTGCGCCATGCTCAGCACCGTGCGGTTCACCCGCTCGCCGCGGGCCTTGCGGTCCAGAATGCGCCGCGCCCACGCCCGGTGGTCCACCGCCTGCGCCGCCGTGGTGCGCACCGTGGCCAGCTTGGCCAGCTCGGCCGCCACCCGCCCGGCATCGGCCGGCGGGCTTTCCAGCCTAGGCAGCTCGGGCAAGGGCGCGCGCCGGGCCAGCTCGCGGAACTGCAACACCGTGGGCGGCTTCTCCGGCGGCAGCGCCTGCAGCGCGTGCGCAATCGCCTTCGGGTGCCGCTCAAAGCCGTCCAGCTCATGCGCCCAGTCGGCCTTCACCGCGTCCAGGTCCAGATCGCGCCAGCGGGCCAGAAACGCCTGGCCGTACACCAGCGTCAGCTTCTCGAAAATCCGGTCAACCCACGGCAATGGCAACGACATGTTCCGCACCCGTTTCGATGAATTTTTTTGGCGATGGCGTCAGGCTTTTCGCGGCGATGCCGGGCACGGCCTGCAGCGTGCGCTGGCGCTGCTCGGTGCGCCAGGCCGGCTCCGGCGGGCTGGCGCGGGCCGGGGGCGTCCCGGCCAGGCCTCCGGCGGCGATGCTGGCCGCGTCGGCCACCTGGCCGCGCACCACGCCCAGCGCGTAGGCGAAGCCCTTGCCGCGCCTCGCCGCCAGATCGGCCGCATCGGCCAGCGCGTCCACCGTGGCCCCGGCGTCCAGCAGCGCGGCCAGCTCCGGGCTGGACGGGTTCACGCTGGCCAGCCCGGCGGCCCGCATGGCCCGGCAGGCGGCAGCAGCTGGCGTGGGCACGGGCGTTGACGTTGGCGGCGGACGATCCGGCTGCGTTGCGCTGGGTGGCGGCGTGGGTTCCGGCCCCTCTGGCGACGGCTGTTCGGGCTTTGGGCTTTGGGGCAAAGGTGGCGATGCGGGATCGGGATCGACACGCGCCGCGCCGTCAGGCGCGCCCCGGTCCACCACGGGGGGCTCGGGCGCGAGATCAGGCATGGTGTGTGTTTCCCTATCTCTGGATTCAGGATTCAGTAATAGGGATTCAGTAATAGGCCCGGTTCCGACCCCTTGCTTGGCGCGTTCATCAACACAAAACCCTGGACTTTTGGGTGATGGAATGGTGCTTGATGGTTCTTTGTGGTGCGGGTGTTGATGCAGATCAAACTTTGTGATCTGGATCAACCGCCGGCCGCCCACCGTATATCGCATGATGAAACCGTACTTTTCCAACTCGCCAAGCAGCGGGTCAACGTCCACGGTGTCGAAGGCGAACAGCTCGCCCTTGATGCGCTTCGGGCGGTCTTCCAGCCGGCCCTCGCGGTCGGCCAGCGTCCACAGGCCTGCAAAGCAAAGCCGCGCCCAGGGCGAACACTCCGCCAGATCCTCATTTTTGAAAAACCCCGGCTTGATATTGCGTGCGCGTGCCATGGCGTCCGATCAGTAACTGTCGCTGGCCACGGCGGCGCCAGCCGATGCGATAACCGGAAAGGCACCGCCCCCACCCGCCACCCACTGGCGCGGAATGTGCGTGGCCCGCACCACGCCCCCATCGATGGCCCGCGTGTGGGCGTCGTGGCGCTTCTCCGGCGCCTCCAGCACCAGCGCCGGGCTGGCCGCCTTCATTTCGCTGATGCGTCCGGCAATCCAGGCGCGGTCAAACCGCCGGGGCGCGTGCAGGCGCTCCAGCGCCTCCTGAATCTCGGCGTCCGTCGTGTCGCGCTCGCCCGCGCGCTGGCGCGCCAGCAACACCTCGAAAATCATCCGGTGGCTGGGGCGCATCCGGGCCGGCCCATCGCCACCCGGCGCGGGCGATGCGATAACCGGGGGCATGCCGCGCCCATCGGGCCGCGTCGAAGCGATCCAAGGGCGCGACGGAATCGGTGGAACATGGTTCATGGCAAAGCCTTTCGAAGGGATTTTTTCAGCGCCAGGCCTGGCAGATCGTGCTGGCCAGGCGGTTGCAGCCGTCGTCCGCCGGCTCGGGCGGGCCGTACACCAGCCGACTGGCGCGCGGGCTGGCCGGGCTGCGCACCCGGCCGTGGCGGCCCACCACGCCAGAGCGGCGCATGTTGTACAGCGTGCGCCGCACCTGCTCCACCGGCAGGCCGGTGGCAGCGGCCATGGCCTCGAAGTCGGCCGTGACAAAGCGCAGCGCCTGCTCCAGCCGCAGCCGGGCCTCGCCCCGCGGGCGGCCACCCATGGGCTGATGCATCACCATGGCGTCGGCGGCCATCACGCCACCCCCCGCACCGGCGTGCCATACGGCGCGTTGATGGCATGCAGCGGCACCGATGCCGCCACACCGCCCACCGTGGCATGGGCCGCGCCAGCCTGCATGCGCTCGATGCGCGCCGCCATGTTGGCCATCTGCCGCGTGGCCGCGATGAATTCGCGCTGCAACTCGCCCAGCACATCGGCCGGCTCCACAGGCACCGGCGGCGCATAGCCCAGCTCGGCCAGCAGCCAGCCCACCGCGCCGTGGTGCCCCGCCTGGCGGGCCAGGCGCAAGACCAGCAGCACATGCTCGGGCGTCAGGTGCGCCGGGCGGTCATCGTTCAGGCAATCCAGCAGCAGGCGCTGCGCAGCGTCCGGCGCCTTCTCGGGCCACAGCTTGCACCCCACCACCTTGGAGCCGCCCAGCGCCTTGACGGCCTCCACCAGCGCCAATGTCAAAGATCCATCCAGCATCGTCACGACACCCCCTTACGAACAGCGACGAAATACAGATTGCGTTTCGTAGCGGTTCGCAATGCCCGCCACGGGCAAAAAAAAGAGACTGGCGCCATGCAACCGCACAGCGCCAGCCCCTGGCACAGAAAACCCACCCGCCGCCCCGGCGCGCCCAAGGCCGCGCACCTGCCCGCGCGCGGCATCCAGGAGACAACCAAGGGTGAAGTTGAGGGAGCGCGCCGGCCGAGTGCGGCGGCGGGTGGTGGAAAAGCTGGCCGGCGTGGTCATTCAGGCCGCCGACACCGCGGTGGATGGGGCCGCCTGGGCGGATGGGATAACGGGGGCCACCGGTGCGGCGCCCGCCTCGGCCAGCTCCGGCCAGTAGAACGCGAACATGGTCGGCCAGCGCTCCCGGCGCGAGAACCGGCCATTCGAACGCAGCTCGATCTGGCCGGCCAGATCACGAAGGCGCCCTTCCGGGATGCCCTCCACCAGCCAGCCGCACACAGAAGGCGGCTTGATGCCCAACATGCGGGCAACCGCCGTCGGCCCGCCCAGCAACTCGATGAT